TGAGCCACAGTCACTCCTAAGCAAAGGTCACGGTGTCAGAGGCACCGGCAGCGGTGATCGTGTAGATGCGGCGACCACCCGAGGTAGTTGAGGTCTGCGTCACGCCGCCAGAAAAGGTCGCGGTATTGGCATCGGGGATAGACAGGATGACCACACCGGAGCCGCCCTGCCCACCTGTGGCAGTAGGGGTAGAAAATGTTCCGCTGGCGGCACCGCCGCCACCGCCTCCGGTGTTTGCTGACCCATTGGAGCCGTTGGCCCTACCATCAGACACACTTTGCCCGCCGTTACCACCGCCAGCGGTAGCTGTTCCTCGCGTAGTCCGAGAGCCTCCTCCTCCACCCCCACCCCGAGCAACCGACGATCCAGTAATTGAGGATGAAACGCCAGCGCCGCCGTTTCCCGCGCGAGTGCCGTTGATCGCCGTTTCCCCCACACCGCCGGCACCACCGCCACCGCCACCGCCTTGGTTCGCTAAGACACTACTGCTGCCGATTCCATTTCCACCAGCGTAACCTTCGTTACTGGTTCCTGATCCTCCGTTACTTGCCGTCGCCAATCCTGCGCCACCACCACCGCTGCCTCCAGATGAACCAGTTGCGGGTGTACTCGAATCGACATTGCCACCCTTGCCGCCGCCCGTGGACGAAACAGTGGCAAACGTGCTGGTGTTGCCGTTAGTGGCGCTGCCTCCTCCCGCGCCGACGGTCAACGAATACGCCGAAGCCAAGGTCGCATTGAACGCTGCCTCCGCGCTGGCACCGCCTCCAGAGTTTTCCCCCGACACATTGCATCGGTAACCGCCAGCGCCGCCGCCGCCACAGCCCCCGCCGACTGTCTGACCACCGCCAGCGCCGCCAGCGATGACAAGGTAACGAACGTCAATTGTTGAAGGCTGAACAAGAAAAGAGTTGATGAAAAGGACTGTCATGCCCTTGTCCCGATGATGTATACCTTTGCGCCCTTGGCTCCTGTGCCAGCGGTGTCGATGTCGATAGTGATCTCGGCATCGTCAGCGAGCGCGGAGTCGCTGATCGAGGTTGCGGTCGCGGCCGTCGTCGACGTCTTTTCGTTTGCGTCGATGCTGAGCTTATTTGCACCGAGGATCGACGTACCGCCCTCATTTATGTCGAATGTGGGATTACCTGACGTAGATGCCGTAGCAAGTGACGCCCGTACGGATGTCACCGTCATCGCAAATGGCATCCGGAAAGTTACTTTTGCTGTACCTGTCGTGATGTTTGTCGTTTCGTCGCTGACGGCGATTGCCAGCACGACGGGATCCGATGCCCACCGGAGGCCGGTGGTCTCACCCGATGCCGCCTCGAGGCGCTGCCCGTTTGTGCCGACGGCGAGCCGTGCGGGGGTGTCATTCGCTGAGGCGGCGATGAGGTCGCCCTTAGCGTCGACGAGGCTATTTGCGATGGCACCGATGCCGGCGGGGGTGACGGCGGCGTCGACATCGGAGAACGTCGATCCGTTCGATACTTGGAGCTTGCCGGTCGTGCTATTCCACACGACGCGGCCGGCCCATTTGGCGCCGGCGGCGAGTCCGGAGATTTGCGTCGACGTGTAGGACGTGATCCCGGGGGCGGCGTCGACGGCGTCGGCGAGTGCCTGTACGTCGCCGGGGATGTCGACGGGGTCGGTGCCCTCGGGGTAGGGGTAGCCCTTGGTCGTGGTGAGCGCCATGTGTCAGCTCCTAGGGGGTGGGCGGGGTCCAGTCCCCGAGATCGTCGTAATCGGTGAACGCGGCGGCGACCGCGTCATAGTCGGCATATTCGAGGGCGACCTCGGCGTAGGTGGCGCCGGTGACGGTTTGCAGCTCGAGGTCGATGCCGGCGGGCTTTTCGCTGACGGCGGCCGCGAGGGTGGCGACGCTGTCCGGGGTCTGCGCGGTGACGGTGACCACGGTGAGGAGGTATGGCGAGGACCCGTCGAGATTCCAGTAGACGCGGCAGGAGCGCGCCCCGGTGAGGGTTTGCTGTGTCGAGCGGATGATCGCCCGGATAGATCCGCGGCGCTGCAGCGTGGCGGAGTCCGAGATCGCGGCGCGCTTGTCGGCGTCGGCGATGGTGTCGAGGTTGATGCCGACGAGGTATCCGAGCCACCGGAGCCACGTGCGCGGGGCGGCGGCGGGGTTCGCGAGCTCGGCGGTGCCGGTGACGGAGGTGTCGGGGTCGGCGACGTCGGCGATGCGGAGCGTCGGCCCCATCGCCGAAAGGGTCGCCTTGCCGAGGAAGGTCTCGAGGTTGCCGTTATCGTCGTCGCGGACGTAGTCGGGCAGGAGTCGCCACACGTACCGCTCGAGCTCGGTGTCGGTGCGGGGTGCCATTAGGTGACCGTGATCGTGACGGTCCCGGCGGTGGCGAGGCCGGCGGGGGTGGTGATCGTGGTCGTGCCGCTCGGGGTGACGGTGCCGCTGACGACGTAGTCGACGCCGGGCACGTCGTCGAGGAGGGCGATGATCTCGGTGTCGATGACGCTCGCGTCCCATTCCCACGTGGCCGGGTTCACGTAGGCGCGGATCGCGGCGATGCACGCGTCGCGGACCTCGGTCGTGTCATAGCCGGCGAGCGCCTCGACGGTCGCGGCGATGTTCACGGTCGTAATGGTCGCCGGGATGACGACGGGGGTAATCATGGCGGCGGCGCGCTCGTCCATTTCGGCGGCGAGGGCGGTGCGCTTGCCGGCGGCGACCTGTGCGGCGTTGCCATACACGGCGACGGTGACGTACCCGAGATCGGTGGTCGCAAGGGCACCGGTCCCGTCCCATTGGTCATAGGCGACGGCGCGGGTGACGGCCGGGTCCTCGAGGCAGTAGGCGACGAAATGGTCGGCGACGACGAGGCTCGAGGTGACGCGGGCGAGGCGGGTGGCGGCGCGCTCGAGATAGGCGGTATCGGTTTCGGGGTCAGCTCCGCCCGACAGGGTGCCGGACAGGGCGACGGATACGGCGAACGGGATGGAATCGAGGACGTCGAGGGCGGCACCGGAGGCGACGGCGTTAGGGGCGGCGCCGGCCTCGAGGGCGCGGACGGGAACGGTGAGGCTCGCGCCGGTGCCGGTCGTGGTCGTCGTGACCTCGAGGACGATGTCGGTGCCGGGGACCTCGAATCGGAGGCCGGCGGTCACGGTCGCGGTGCGGGAGGTGTCCCACGTGATGACGGCGTTCCCGGTGGCGACAGCTCCGGGGAACCGGGCGACGTCATAGAGCGCGAGGATGTCCTCCTCGATCCGGCCCGGGAGCCGGTTCACCGAATAGATGACATCGGCGGCGCCGGTCGCCCATGCCTCGAGGAGCACGGTCTCGAGGGCGCCGTTCCGGGCTTCCCACGTGGGGAGGGCGGCGCGGATGCTCGCGAGCATCGCGTCGAAAGTTGCCTGCGGGTCGCGGTCGTCGGGGGTGATCTCTACCCGGGATAGCCCGAGGTCGCTCATGCGTAGCTCCTCCACGTCGCGTCGACGGATATGTCGCTGTCACCGGTCGGGGATCCCGCGATGCTGACGGCGATGACCTCGATATCGGGCTCGCAGTAGTCGATCGCGGAGCGGACATCGAGCTCGTCGACCCCGTCGGCGAGGGGATCGGACAACCCCCACAGGGGGGCGAGAGGCCGCTCACCGATGCGGCACGCGATGACGTGATTCACGGTTTCGGCGGCGTGGGCGGCCGTGCCTTGCTTCACGGTCGCGACGGCACCGGCGGCGTCGATGCGGAACGGGTGACGGAGGGTGATGCTCACGCGTTCACCCCGGTCTCGATGCGCCCGACGATGACCCAGTCGCCGGGGCCGACGGTGGCGACGAGGACACGGTCGCCGGTGGCGAACCGGTCGACGTTTGTGTCGACCTGTGCGAGTGAGTGAGTGTGGGCGTCGGGGCCGTTCGCGGACGCGGTCGACCTCGAGGGCCGGCGGAGCTTAGGCACCACGGCGTCGAGGGGACCGATCTCCGAGCTGCCATACAGCGCGGGAATCTGTACGTACACGCCCGAGCTATTGGCTCGAGTGACGGTGCCGCGATTCATTCCCGAGGCTAGGCTCACGTGCTGCCTCCCTTTTTACGTGGCTTCCGCGGCCGGCGGCTCTGAACATTGACGGGGCCGACGTTGTCGAGCGGGTAGGTAACGGATTCGACGAGCCACTCACCGGCATACCGGCCGACGTCGCTGACGCGGAGCCGGTCCCACGGCCGGATCCGCTGACCGGCGAGGTAGGGCAGGGTCACGTCGAGGGTGCCGGCCGATTCGCGGTCGTCGTCGGACAGGCTCACCGAGAGGGACAGGGCGTCCGATGCCGGGTCGCGTTTCCACGTCACCGGCCACGTCGCCGTTTTCGCACCACCGGTGTACGCCCAATAGGGGTCCCCGAAATACAGCACGCCGTCGCGCTCGAGCCATTCCCACTCAAGCTCACCGGCGAGCTCCTCGATGATGTCGAGTGAGCTCTGCGCCTCATCGTTCCCAGCCTGCCCGATCGCGACACGTTTCGCGGATTTCTGTGCGACGACGCGTCCGCCGACATCCTTCACGCGGCGGGTGACCCATTCGGTCGGGGATACCTCGCGCTCGCTCCCGACCTTGTATCGCTTGCGAAGCTGTCGGGCGATCTTGGACCGGCACCGGTACGACCACACGATCCCGGCGCCGTATTCGGCATCTATCGCGCCGACCTCCCACGCGCCGGCGGTCCCGGTGACGGTGACCTCGGCGCCGGGCTCGGCGAGGGGGGTGTTATCGAGGAGGCCGGTCGGGTCGGCGACGGCGATCGTGAGCTCATTGACTTGACCGACGCCGTAGTCGAGGGATATCTCGGTGATGAAATCGGTCACGTCGGCGCGGATCTTGCCGCCGGTGACGCGGATGAGATCGGCCGACGGGGTGCGGGTGGGCGGCTTGCTCATGCGAGGTCGGCGGGTTGCTTAGGCAGGAGATCGGGGCGCCGGCCGCCGAGGCGCTGAGCTGCCCGCACCTGTGGGGAGCGGCGGGCCGGGGATCCGGCCTCGGCGGGCGGGAGGCCGGCGGGAGCCTCGGGGGCAGGGACGCCCTCGGGGGAGGGCTCGGCGAATGTTGAGCTCATCGGCGCGGCCTCTTGATCGGGCCGACGGGGATCGCCGCGTCGGACGCTTGCACGAGGGTCAGGGACACCTCGGCGACGATGGGCTGACCACCGCCGTCCCACTCGAGCTCGGTGATGCCGAGATCGGTGATCCGGTAGGTCGCGCTACGGCCGGCGATCGACGCGGTACACGGGGCGACCGCTCGGGACATTTCCCGCAACGTGTCGAGCACCTGACTCACGGCGACGCCCATCTCACCCTTGCTCGAGGTGACGAGGTCCGCGGGGCGCACGACGGTCCCGATGCGGAGCTCCTCGAGGCCGACGCCCTGACGGAGGAGGAGCGGCCGGCGGCCGGGGCGCTCTTGCTCGGCGTAGGTCGCGGCCATGCCCGACCACGCGATTTCGTCCGGCCACCACGGCAGGACGACGGTGCCGATCCTGTCGGTCGTGAGCTTGATCTGTCGCGTGTCGAGGGCACCGAGCGGCGGCGGCGACTCGAGCGGGGGACGCTCATTTAGCGGGACCCTGACCTCGGTCGGGCTCATGCGGCGCTCCGCTCACGACGGATCCGCTCGGCGCGGCGCATCGCCCACAGGATCTCGGACTGTACGTCGATCCCGCTCTCGGCGTGGATCTCGCCGATCGTGATGGTCGGGCCGCCGGCGGCAGGGGTGACGGTCGGGGTCGCGACGGTGGGGAGGGTGAGCTGTGGCGCGGTGAACGTGGGCCGGTCGGCGTGATTGAGTGCCTCGAGGTTATTGACGCCGATCGCGCGCACGGCCGCGGCGCGCACGACAAACTCGCCATTTGACAGCCGGGCCGGGATCGAGTCCGACGTGCCGGTGCCGGGACCGACGACGAGACCGCCGTCGGCGAACGGGTATTCGGTGCCGGGGATTTGCTTGCCGTGGCGGCGGATGTAGATGTCGATGGTCCGCGAGGTCGGGATCTTTTCGATCGCCGTCGTCACGTCGTCGGCCTTGCGCTGAGCCCGCGTGAGTGAATCTTCGAGGCCGCGGTTTAGCTTTAGGTCCCCGTCTTTAGCGGCAGTCTTGATCTCGCCGACAGCCCGCGTGACAAACTTTGCGCGCTTAGCCGGCTTGTCAATGGCAGCGGCCGCCGTGGTCATGGCACTCGACACGGCGGCGGCGGTCTCATCGGTCGGGTCCTCGATGAAAGCCTTGAGCGCGGCGGAGTAGGCGTCCATCGCTGCCCGCCGCTCGAGTGCGCGGTTCACGCCGTCGAGCGATTTCGTCAGGTCGTCGGTCGCACCCTTGGCGGTGCGCTGTGCGGCGGTGAGATTGCCCGTCCATGTGGCGGCCTCGCGGCTCGCGTCGGCCGTGTTTTCGATCGCGGCGGCATAGCCGGGGAGGAGCTCCATGAGATCCTCGGTAGTCGCGCCGTATTGGGACGCCCACTTGTATTGGTGCGCGAACTGACGCGCCGCCTCGTCGGGATTTCCGCTCGTGACGAGATCCGCGAGTGATTTATCGAACGCCGCGAGGGCTTCCTTATTCGCCTCGAGGGACGTCTTGACGGGGGCGAAAAAGTTTAGGACGCCCTCGGCGAAGTTTGTCGCACGCTGCACCGCACTTGGGTCGATGACGGCGCGGAACGCGACACCGGCGCGCTCGAAATCGGTGGCGTAATCCTTGAGGTGCCCGCCGCCTTCCATCCAATGATCCTCGGCGGTAGCGGCGTAGGTCATGGCCGCTGTGACGGCGGCGATGCCGGCGGCGGCCTTGACGCCACCTTTACCGATTCCGACCATTCCGGCGCCGGCCGTGTTGATCATGGCGAGCTGTGCTCGGAGCGCGATGAGGCGGGGTCCGAGGATGAGGGCGGCGGTGCCGACGGCGGTCAGCCCGACGACGATCTTTTTAGATGAGTCGTCCATCGCGGCGAAAGCCTCGGAGATTGGGCGGACGATGCTGACGAGGCTCTCGAGCGCGGGCACGAGGGCGGCGCCGATCTCCTCCTGTAGGTTCCCGAAGTTTTGCTGTGCGATCGCGAGCTTCCCGGCGGTGGTCTCGCCGAACGCCTCGCCGACACCGCCGACCTTGCGCTCGAGGGCGCCGAGGATTTGCTCGAGGTCGCGGGATCGGTCACCCGTGGCGGTGAAGTCGATGCCGAGCTCCTTGAGCGCGCGTGCGTTGCCCATGAGGGCGCGCCCGATCGAGGTGGCGGCGGTGGGGACGTCGCGACCGGTGGCGATTGCGTAGTCATTGACGAGCGGGATGAGTCGCTGAATCTCGGCGCCGGTCAGCCGGAACCGGGCGAGGATGCCCTCGGCGGCGGCGAGGAGGTCGTCGTCGGCGCCGGTCGTGTTCATGAGCTGAGTGTTTAGGGCGGCGAATGACGCGGCGGTGACGTCATTTATCGCGGGGAACTTTTCCATCGCTTGCTGTAGCTGTAGCTGCCCGCGCTCGGCCTCGGCGAACGCCTCGACGGCGCGCTTGCCGAAATAGACGACGCCGGCGATCGAGGCACCGGTGACGAGGCCGCTGCCCATCGTCTTTCGGAATCGCTGCCATGCGGTCGTGGCTTGCTTGGCGGACGTGGTCGCTTGCTGCCCGGTCTGGCGGACGGCGGCGCGGAGCTTATTTGCCTCGGTCGTGTTGCGCCGAACCTCGGCACGTACCTCGCGATACGACTTTTCGAGTCGCTCGAGCTGCTCGCCACCCTTGCCCGTCCGCACGAGCTCCTCGCGGACTTGCTTCATTTCTGCCTCGAGGCGCTTGAGCTCAGCCCGGCCGTCTTTCGCCTTGGACGACAGCTCGTCCGCCATTGTGAGCTTTACGCTGATCTGATCGGCGCTCACAGTCTCACCTCCGGGCGGCTCGGGTTTGCTCCTCGATGTCGCGCTCACGCGACAGGCATAGGGCAGCTATGACGGGATAGTCCTCATCGGCGCGATCGAGGACGTCCCAAACGGAACCGAGGCCGGCGACCGCGAACCGCTGTGCGGTCACGATCGCCGGCTCCCGGCTCAGCTCGACGACGTAGGGTCCTCCTCGATCACGACCTCATCGAACGCTCCCCACCCGGCCGCCTCCATGAGGCGGGCCGCGGTCGAGGACACGTAACCGTCGGACCCGTAGAAGATCCGCACGGCGTCGCGCGCCGAGGTGGCGCCTAGCTTGTCCTGAAATGACTTATCGCGGAACGTGAGCGGGGAGCCCTCGTCGTCGACGACGGTCTCCCCGTACTCGGTGATTTCCTCACAGCACGCCGCGAGGAGGCTCGCGTCGAAATCGCCGGCGTCTTTCTGGGCGTCGGCGCGACGCTTGATCCGCTGTATTTCGGTTCGATCCGTCGGTGTCCGGTAGACGACCGACAGCTCGAGGATTTCCGGATGCCCTAACGTGGCCGGCTTAGATGTCCGGGCGCGGACTTTCGCCGCCACGCTGTCAAGGATCGACATGCCTCAGCCTTTCACTAGCCCTTGCGCGGAACCGAGAACGTGACGGAAAGCTCGACGATCTCGTCGTCGGCGTTCGCGTCCGCACCGGTGCGGGTGAAGCTCTCGACAGCACAGCCGGCGTAGCTGTCCGGCGTGCCGACGGGCAGGCCGTCGGTGTCGAGGTCCGAGATCGTGATGGTCGTCCCGTTGTATGCGTTCCCGCGATTGAGCTCCGACCACAGGGTCTCGTCGGTGTCGGGGTTCCACATTCGGGTAACGGTGATCGAGTCCCACGTCAGACGCGACGTGATGACCTCCATCGGCTCGCCTGCACCACGGCGACGCATCTGATTCGACCGGTTCGCGGTGATGTCGCTTGAGGTCATCCACACGCCCGGCATCGAGGAAACGGTCACCTTCCGGCGACTCTTAGAAATGTATTTCGACACTTGTTAGCTCTCCTTAGATGACGGCGTTCGCGTCGCCGACAGCGATGGTGAAATCGACGAACTCGACCGATTCGGCGAATCGGATCGACACGTCGGCGCTGACCCGGTTGTCGGCGGGATTCGCCCCACCGGTGACCGAGACCACGTACCCGGGATCGAGCTGCACACCGCCGGCGATGCGGGGCTGCAGATAGGCGGCGTAGCCGGACAGGAATCCGCCGAGCTCGCCGGCGGCGGCCGCGTAGGTGGCGGCGGTGCCGGGCTGACCGACGTACCGCTCGAGGATCTCGGCGCCGCCGTAGCTCAGGGCGTTGATCATGTCGCGGAACTGTGCCGGGGTGAGGTTTGTCGCCGGGGCGCGGAGGGTCTGCCACGAGTAGATGCGGCAGATTCCGCCGATCGTGCGGATCACGGTGACGCCGGCCGCGTTAGCGGTCGACCAGTCGCTCGAGGTGACGGCACGCTCGGGCGTGACGTCGACGGTCTGGCGGGCGTACCGCTCGGCGAGAGCGGACTCGCCGATGCCGACGGCGTGGGCGCGGGCGCGGAGAGCTGCAGCGAACGCGGTCGGGTCGACGGTCTTAGTGCCGCCGGCGCCGTCGGGGACGTTCACGTGCGGCCACACGAGCATCGCGTGGGTCGAGCCGCTGAGCGCCTTCACGGTGGCGGCCGCGGAGGTGGCCGTCGACAGGCTCGCGCCGGCGGCGGCGGTGACCATCGCGAGGCGGTCATTAGCGGCGGCGTGGGTCAGGAGAGCGGCGCCGGTGGTGCCGTGGGCGACGCCGGGGGTGGCGATCGCACCGGGACCGAGGTCCGGGGTGACGCCCGCGAGGACGGTCGCCCACACGACATTGGCGTAGTCGTCGGTGCCGGTGGCGAGGCTCGTCGCGGACACGTTGCCCGAGGGCAGGGTGCCGCTCGAGGTGACCGTGAATCGGGTCGAGGCGGCCGCGGCGGCGACGAGATCGGCGGCGGTGGCGCCGACGTAGGTCTCGGTCACCGAGCCGGCGACGAGGGTCAGGGTCGTCGTCGAGGCGGTCCATTCGGCGGTGTACGCGTTCGCGTAGGCGCCGACGCTCTTAGCGGTTACGACGATCTTTCCGCTGTCGAGGCTGACGGTAGCGGCGACGGGGGCGGGGCCGTAGGCGCGGCACACGACGAGCTCGGCGACACCGGAACGGAGCGCGAGCTCCGCGGCGTCGTACATGCTCGTCCCGCCGGTGCGGGCTCCGAACGTTGCGGCGTACTCGCGCATCGAGCGGACGATCGTGGGGGTCGTCGGCCCCATTTGGGTCTGGCCGACGATGAAGTACCTGCCGGACACCGGACCCGCGGTCGGGGGTGAGCTCGGCGAGGTGTTGACGGTAACGGCGACGCGATCGCTCACGGTTACAGCTCCTCGGTTTCGGGATCGGTGGACGGCTTGCCCTTGCCCTTAGTGGGCGTGGGCTTTTCGACCTCGACCGGGGGAGCCGGTTCGACGTCGACGGATGGGGGAGTGCCGAGGGCTACCTCGGCGCGCGAGACTCGGGACACGAGGGCGCTCCTCGGGGGTTAGTTGGGCGGGAGGGTGGTCGTGACGGCGGTGTACCCGTCGACGTCGATCTCGGTCTCCTCGATGTCGGCAGGGACAGGGATCGGGCTGAGGGTCTCGAGGACGCCGGCGCCGAGACTGAGCTGCCCCGCGGCGAGGGGGCGACCGCGGAGATCCTGAGCGGCGGCACCGGTCTCCTCGGTCATGTCCTGAGTCAGGAGCTCGAAATCGTCGGGGAATGATCCGGACGCGAGGAGGGACTCGCGGACGGCGAGCATGAGGCGATCCCTGTCGCGGCTCGCGTGCTCCTCACCGCCGGCGGTGTCGACGCGGCATCCGACGACGATGGTCAGGGAGTATCCGACGACGTAATCGCACGGGTCGCCGGCGGCGCTGACGGACTGTCGGCGCATCGTGGGCGAGCCGGTGGACATGACCACGACACACGGGTAGAGGGCGGGGTCGGTGGGGAGGCCGTCGGCGAGGAGGTACGCCTCGGCGGGCGGGTTGCTCGGGGTGTCGACCTCGAGGGCGGTGCGGATCGCGGCGAGGCGGCCGGGCACGGTGGCGGCGAGGTGGTCGCGCACGGTGGCGCGCACGTACTCGTGGCCTCTCATAGGTCCGCCGCCGTCCGGACAAACCGGCGCATCATGGCGACTACGCGCTGCTTTTCGGAGGGACTGAAACGGGGCACCGGGTGGCGCTGTGGGTTGCCGCTCCCGGTCACGTGATAGCGGGCGTAGGACGGTGAGGACGCGCCGGGCGGCGGGCCGTAGACCGCGAACCTCGGGCCACTATTGCGCGGCTCGGGGCGGGTCAGGTCATCGCGGAGGACACCGGTATCGACGAGGATCTCGCCGGGGTTGCCGACCGCGCTCTGACGCTTGCGGAGGATCGTCTGAGCGGCGAGGGGTGACCATCGCCCATGCGATCCGGTGGCAAAAATCTCGCGCTGACGCTCCGCCCATACCTGACCGATCTCGGGCCACCCGAGCGAAAAATCCTCGGCGATCTCGGCGAGGACACCGAGGCGACCGTCCGCGGATCCGTCCCACGAGTACCCGAGACCGAATAGACCGCGGCCGGCCTCGGCACGGGCACGCTGACGGCTCCGGACTTTCGACCGGTAGCGGGATGCGGCGCTCATGCGACTCGGTCGACCCTCGCGGCGGGGTCGAGCATGAGGCGCTCGTCGAGGGTGAGGAGGCGCACGAGCTCGGGTCCGGTGCTGTAGGACAGCTCACCGGGGCCGGTGTAGGTGGTGCGGCTGTCGGGGTTGCTCCACAGTCGGGCGGCCACGCGCACGGCGACAGCTCGAGCGGCCTCGAGGCGGTAGTCGGTGGCGGGGAATCCGGCGACGTAGGTCACGGTCGCGGTGGTCCCTTGTGTGTACCACGTGGGGAACACGAGCGCGCCGTCAGCGCGGAGGGTGTACCCGGTGACAGCCTCCCCGCCGATGGTGACGGAGGTGATCGAGGCGACCGGGGTCTCGGACAGCTCGGCGGCCTCGCGAATCACGGCGACGGTTTCGGTGCGGGTCTCTTGTGTGAGGTTGCGCCGACAGTACGCGCGCACGAGCGCCGTCGCCCGGTCACACGCGGCCTGTGCCTCGACGGTCGGGGTGCCGGTGGGGATGAGGAGCTGAGTGAAAGTCGCGAGCTCCTCGACGGTGACGAGGCTCACGCGGACGCCTTACGTCCTCGAGGCTTAGGGGCGGCCGTGGTGCGCGCCTCGGGGGCGGTGGCCTTTTCGGGGGCGACCTTGTGCCCGAGGGCGGCGAGCTCGGCGTCGACGAGCTTGACCCGGTCGGGGAGTCCGCGGGCGACGTAGCCGCGGCGCTCGTCGAGGAGGGCGGCGATTAGGGCGTCACTCATGGGCGAGCTCCTCGAGGTAGCGGGCGTGGTGCGCCTCGGTCAGGGTGTACGTCTTTAGGTGGGGCATGAGGGCGCCGGTGTGGGCGTGGATCGGGATGCCGGCGGCCTCGAGGCGGCGCATGAGCGCGAGATCCTCGGAGTACCAGTCATCGCCCACGGGGCCGTCGGCGAACCATGCCCACGCCGGCCCGATGCTGTCGGGCCGGTTGTCGCGCACGGTCTCGAGCGCGGAGCGGTGGATGAGGACGCATCCGGATCCGCTCGCGTCGACCTCGATGAGGCGGTCGCGGGGATAGTCGTGAATGGGGGCGTATCGGCCCTCGACGCGGCGGTAGATCGTCGGGACGGGTTTCGGGTACAGCTCACCGGGGTCGGGGAGGTACGCGGCGAACACGAGTCCGGACACGACCGGCACGCTCACCTCGTGGGCGGCGTCGATGAGCCGGTCGAGCGATGTCAGCGGGAGCCGCTGATCGGTGTCGAGCATGAGGAGCCACGGGCTCCGGGTTTGCTCGAGGAAGTAGTCGACGACACGGTTTCGGGATCGCGATAGGAGGTTTCCCTCGACGCGCACCATGCCGTCGATGCGGCTCGAGCGGGACAGCCCGAACGCGAATAGGTCGGCGGAAAATGCTCCGTCGACGGATCCGCCGTCGATGATGCCCACGTGGATTCGGTCGGATGATTTCATCGGCTGCCTCTTGCCGTAGATGGTCGCCCCATGCCTCGGCCCCGCGGGATCGCCGCGGGGCCGAGGGGGACGCGTATTTAGTTATCGAGCGACGTGGACCTAGAAGCTCGGGGTAGCGAGACCGGAACCGGTCACGATTCCGTGTGCTCCGGGGACTCGCCCTGCCGTGAACGCGCTGAACCCGAACACGACGAGGAGGACACCGAGGCTCGCGGCGTTCGTCTGCTCCGCACGGATAAGGAGCGGCGCGGCCGCGTCCTCCCACAGGTGCAGCTCGTCCGCGGAAACGCCGAGGATGACGTCCTGATTCGTGGCCGTGCCGAGGTTCGTCGGGATGTTCGCGTCGAGGATGACGTCGACGCCCATGATGTTTCCAGCGACGCCGCCGTATCCGGGCGTAGCGAACTGACCCGCCGCGCGGTCGACATTCGAGCCGGCCTGCAGGAACGGGCTATTAGACCCGACAGCGGCGGCGAAGAACGCCCAGCGACGCGGGTGCATGACGAAATGGGTCACGCCGCGGAACGCCCCCGACTGAACCTGCTGCACGAGGTCGAAAAGCTTGGGGTAAGCCTCGGCCGCCGTGGGATCGGTGTCGGTGTACGTGACGGACACGATGCCCGACACGTTGCGGATGCCGCGGTGCTCACCGCTCGAGCCGGCGCCGTTGATGAGCTGCGAGTCGAGTGCGGTGTTGTACGCCGACACGAGATCGCGGACGATGATCTGCTCGGTGCCACGGCCACGGCTAATGCCCTGAAGCGACACGGTCTGCTGACCAGCGATCGTCACGACGGGAACGCTGAGCGTGGTCTCGTCGAGGTTTGTCTCCGAGGCGCCCGTATTCTGCGTAGCCTGCACCGCGGCCGACGTGCCGGTCGTAATCCGCGGGATCTCGACGGTCATTCCCTCGGCGGGGAGAGCCATGCGGTTAGCGATGTCGGCGAGCGGACGGCCGGCGCGGAGCGCGGGCGCGTACAGGTCGACGAGGTACTGCGGGACGACGATCGCACCGAGGGCGCTCGTGCCGATTGCGCGGGACTCGAGTGCCGAACCGCGGTCGGTGCGCTCCTCCTGCGAGTGACGTGCGAGGCGCTGTGCAGCCTCGACGTCGCCGTAGGTGCGCGAGATCACGTCGCTGATGAAGGAAATGCCGCGACGGTCAGCGTCGGGATTGTAGGTGCGCTCCTCGCGCTCGACGCGTGCGACGGCGTCATAGGCGCGAGTCTCGGCGAGGTTTGTCGAACGGGACTCGAGCTCGGCGATGCGAGCCTCGAGGTCGGTGCGAGCCTCGACGGCCGCAACGCGGGACTCGAGCTCGGCAGCCGGCACGGTCTCCTCGGAACGCGCCTCGACCGACTCGATCATGTCGTCGTGTGACATGCGTGTGTCTCCAATGGTCTCGGATGGGTTGGCGGGGTCCGAGGTGGCTTCCGCCTCGACGGCGACGTCGTCGCGTGTCTCGGTGTCGTCCGGCTCGGAAATAGTCGCGGCACGTGCCTCGACTAGGTTTGTGGCGTCGCTCTTGAGAGCGACGGATGTGGCGTCGTACCACGGCCTCGTGACGATGCTCGCGTCCACGAGCTCGACGTCCTCGAGGACTCTCGTCCCGTTGCGGTCGATCGACTCACGTACAGGGAAGAATGAGAAACTCATTTTCGCGAGATCGCCGCGGCGGAGCGCGCTGACCACGCTCGCGGCGTAGCTCGAGCCCTCGACGTCGAGCGACGGGACCTCGACGACGAGGCCGGTGTCATCGGTGCGGAGGGTCATGGTGCCGCCGCGGGTCGACGCGAGCGGGATACCGGCGTGATCGAAAAGCAGCTCGACGACGGCGCCCTCGGCGAGGGTCCGGTCGAACGCCGAACGGGACACGACCTCGCCATGCGCGGGGGAGTCGAATACGGCGGCGTAGCCGATGATGCCGACGGATCCGTCGACAGCCTCGCGGACCTCCCACCGGGCGTCGGCGCTACGGCGCTCGAGGGCGGGGGCAGCGGAGCGGGAGAATGTGTCGCCGTCGACGAGATCCTCGGTCGGGGCGTCATCGGGAACGTCGTCCTCGGTGTCGTCCTCGACGACCGTGAAATCGGACGCGCGGCCGCCGGCGACTCGGTCGGTCTCGACCCACTCGCCGTCGGTTTCCTCCCACACGGCGACGAGGATCGCGGGATCGTCGGGCGTGGCCTCGACGCTGTCACCACCGGGCACGTCGAGCGTGCCCTCGGTCATGACGTGCAGCACACGGCCGCGCTGACCGTCGCCCCACGTGACGACGTCGTCGGTTTCTGGCATGAGCGGGTCCTATTCGGGTAGCGGGGGAAGATCCTCGAGGGCGCGCATCTCGTCGACGGTGAGCGGCATACGCCCACCCGTCATCCGGCCGATGCGTGCCGCCGACTCATAGACGGAGAAACGTGTCGCGATGTCCGCGCGCAGGAGTCCACCGGTGCGGAATCGGACGCTCTGACCGGTGGGCAGGAGCGCCGACAGCGCCTCCTCGACGCGCGCGATCCACGGCGTGAGCGTGAACTGTAGGAACCACGCGACACGTTGCTCGGTGTTCGCGTAGGTGATCGCCTGCCCCGATGTCGCGGCGCCGATCATTTCCGGCGGGCACCCGAATAGGCGAGCGATCGCCTCATTCGAGAATCGCTGAGTATCGAGAAACTGAGACTCATCGGGGCGCACCGAAATCGGCTCGTATGCCATGCCGGCGCCAAGGACGGCCGGCTCACGCTTGCCGTTTATCGCCGCCATGAATCGGGCCTTGAGCTCGGCGGCCTGTTCCTTAGTGACAGCCTGATCGGTCGTCAGCACCGCGGACGGTACAGCGCCGTCGGTGAAGAACTGTGTTCCGAAAGCCTCGGCGGCGAGACCGCCGGCGATCGTGGTGCGCGCGTACTCGATGACGCTCAGCCCGAACGGGTTACCGGGAACGGTGAACGCGGGCAAATGCCACCCGTCACCGAGCGGCCACAGGTCATGATCGACGCCGCCCCACGTGATCACCTTGCGCCCGCTTTCCACGCGACCCGACACACGGTCGGGGTGGATGAGCTCGAGGCCGACAGGGAATCCCGCGCGGTCGGTTTCGGTGACGACGCCGTAGGCGTTGCCGCGGAGGAGGAGCGAGGTGACGAGCATGTCGCGCCACGTGATCGGGGACACGAGCGCGCTCGGCGCGGTCAGGAGCCGCGACGGCGGGAGCTCGATGCGGGTCGTCCCGCGGTCCTCGATTTGCGCGACCGGCAGGGTCGAGGACGTGCCGGCGATGAGCCGGATACACGCCCACACCGCGGAGTGACGGAGCGCCGAATCGGAGTCGACCGTCAGCGTCGACGTCAGCCGGCCCGACCGGTATTCCTGCAGGAGCGACGTGACGTCGGTCGCGTGCCGCTTTTCGGGGGTACGGAAAAGGCTCACGAGCTACGCCCGAGGAGGTAACCGATCGCGACGCATGACACGCCGGCGACCGCGAGCCCGAGCGGGACAGCCACGACAAACGCGGCCGCGACAATGAGGGCGAATCCCGCGAGCTCGAGGATCGTCGAAACGGTATCCATGCGGCTCCTACCAAATGCTCGAGAGGACGTCGGTGGTGTGGCCGGTCTGCCACGCGTACAGCGCCGCCGTGACGGCGACGAGGGGGGCGATGTCGATGGGGGAGCGGCGCCGGTCCCATACCCACGCGTCACCTAGCGGCCGCACGATCGCGGCCGCGACCGCCTCGTCGAGCGGTTCCTGCCCGATATGGACGAGCTGCCCGGACGTGACCGCGTCATAGAACGCGCCACACGCCCGCCCGAGATCCGCCCCCGATAGGGGTAGGACACGGTCGGCGAGCTGATCGGTGAGCTCCTCGAGGAGGCTCGACACCGGGGCGCCCGATGCCTGCAGGGCGACGACAGGCTGCCCGTAATGCTCGGCACGTTTCGTCAGCCACCGCGTGACCCATTCGGTCGACGGTTTCGACGCGACGAGCTCCACGTGTGGGCGCCCATCCTCGCGGGTTCCGCACACGGCGACCCACGCGATCGAGCGATCCCACGATACGTCGACAGCGAACGCGACACGCTCACCCTCGACGATTTGCGACTCGGGATCCCGCGCGGTCTCCCACGCGGCCTCGTCGATGACACTCGAGGCGCCCATCGACGGCGGGTCCTCCCACCACCCCAAACGCTCCCGCATGTATTCCCTCGGGGGCAGGGCACGGCGCTCGGCCTCGAGGTACTCGACCGTCATGCGCCGACCGAGGGCCGGGTTCGCGGCTTGCCACAGCTCGACGTCGTCGAGCGCGCATCCCTCGGTCCCGTACCGGTGATCACACTCGGGGCGGGCGCATCCGCCCGGCTCGGTCGACCATTCGACCCACACGAGGGACGGGTCGCCACCGGGCCGGCCTCGATCCCGTAGGGATCTCAGCACGTCGGACTCGCGGACGCCGGCTGAGCTGCCATATCTGACGGCGGGGGCGCTGCGAGCGGAAAGGGTCGGGAGCAACGCCCCGATTTGGGCGCCCGACAGGTACAGCGCCTCGTCGAGGATCACGACGTCGGCGGATAGACCACGGCCGGACTGACCCGACGTGCGCGCCCGGAAATCGAGCCGGGCACCGGACAGGAGCTCGATGCCTTGCTCCCCGTTCGCGTTTCGGATCTTGCGGACCCGGCGACGGAGGTCGTCGTGATTAGTGATCGTGGCGACCAGATCCCGGTGCGCCTCTTGAGTCGTCCGGAATAGATGCGCCGACCAAATGACGAGCTCGGTGTCCCTCACGAAAAGGTCGTGAAGGACGCTCATCATGAGGGTCGCCGTCTTGCCATTCTGGCGCGGACACACGACCGCGGACTCGAGGACATAGTGCCCCCGAGCGTCCTCGGACAGGATCGCCTCGAGGGTGATCTCCTGCTCGGGGTCTGGGTCGATCCCGACCGACCGAGCAAGCTCGACAGCCTCCCGACCCGACGACCCGACCACCCGATCGGGCACGGTCAGGAACGCGGGACGAGTGATCGTCCTAGAGCGCGGCACGGCGAGCCTCACGTCGAGCGCGGAGCTCGTCGAGGCTGTCACCCGTGGACTCGACCTCGGCGAGCGCCTCGAGCATCCGGGCCGACAGCTCCCGGGTGAGAGCCGCGAGGCCGGCAGAGGATTCGGCGCCGTCGTCGACACGTCGAGCGAGGGCGATCGCTGCCCGGCCGGCGGACGAGTCAGCTCGACCGGCGGCCTGCAGCTCGCGGATCACCGCGCCGGTCACCCCGTGGTCGACCTCGACCGGGGCATCGGTGCGCGGCTTGCGCGGTTTCGGTGCCTTGACGGTTTCGGGCTTGCCGGCCTTGCGGGCGCGGGCGCCGGCTTGACGACAGCGATCCGAGCACCACCGCGCCGAACGGCGACGGGTCTCGAAATCGGAGCCGCATCGGGCGCACGTTGCGGTCATCGGTGCCTCCGATTACGTGACGACGCGAGGTGCGGGGAGAGAAACGCGATGG